GGCAACCGTTCAACGTCAAAGCGCGAAATCCACAAATGGCCCGCGCGAGGCCCGTGCTTGGTGACCCGCATCCTACTCAGGAATCTGGTGATTTACGTGGGTGAGAAGGAGATGCAGGCGGCGATTGAGAAGGAGCAGATGGATATGTGTGCTTGGTGCTTTGGTAAGGAAAAATCGAAACATTAACTTATCAGGCTTTCCTAACGCGCCGGGCAGGTTCCCAGATGTGGCCGGAACTCGCAAGCCTCAAGCGGCCTAGTGGTGAGGTTAAGCCTGGCGGGGTTGCATGATTTTGCATGGAATTTCAATGGACAAAGACGCGAGAGAAGGCGGCTTTACTGGTTGCGGATGGAAAGCTTTCCGAGCCTGAAATTGCTAAGAGCGTTGGCATTAGTCAGCGCACGCTTGCGTACTGGAAAGTTGATGAAACATTCAAGGCCCGCGTTGCCGAGCACGTAGAGGCCGCGCGGAAGGCGCTCAAGGCCAAAGGTATTGCCGAGAAGCTGAATCGCCTTACTGCCTACAATGACCGCTGGCAACGAATGCAGCAAGTGATTAAGCAGCGCGCGAAGGTTTATGCGGATGTGAAGGCGGGCGGCGAGACAGGCTTACTGGTGAAGCAAATCAAAGGCATTGGGAAGGGTGAGGATTTCCAAGTGGTCGAAGAGTATGCCGTGGATACCGGATTGCTGAAAGAAATGCGCGAGCATGAAAAGCAGGCGGCGCAGGAATTAGGGCAGTGGACAGAACGCCGGGAGATAACAGGCAAAGATGGTGCGCCGTTGACTAAGACTGATTTGGCTAGCATGAGCAACGATGAGTTGACGGCAATTGCGAAAGCGCGAGGAATCCTGTGAGCGCCGCTGTTGCGACAATTGATGATCTTGAGCTTGAGATTGAGTTGCGGAAGCGCGGGTTGCGTAGCGCGTCCGTGGCGACGGTGGCGGGGGGGCCGACGTTTCGCGGCGCATCGCTTGAAGTGCAGTCATATCGCGGGCGTGAGTGGATTTTGGCAGGCCCGGCAGAGACCAGCAAGACGTGGGCCTGTATCTGGCTCCTTAACAGCCTGATGCGCGAGACGCCGGGCGCAAAGGCAACGCTAGCCCGCAAGCTTCAGGTTTCGTTATGGGGCACTGTGCTTGTGACCTTCAACACGATCCAGACAATGCGTGAGGCGATGGGCGATGCGCCAGCTAAGCCTTACGGCGGCGAAAAGCCCGAATGGTACTTGTATCCGAATGGCTCAAAGTTGTGGGTAGGTGGGATGGACAACCCGAACAAGATGCTGTCGGGTGAAAGAGACTGGATTTATGTCAACCAAGCTGAAGAGTTGACCGAAGATGATTGGCAAGTCCTGTTCACGCGCTGCACTGGTCGCGGCGCCGTGACCAAGACCCCGATGCTCTTTGGCGATTGCAACCCTGGCGTTGAGGATCATTGGATACTCAAGCGTCCATCGCTCAAGTTGTTTCAGAGCAAGCACGTTGACAACCCGTCGCTCTATGACGGCGCGGGCAATCTGACGGAGCAGGGCGAGCGCACCATGCTCACGCTTCAGACGCTATCGGGCGTCCGGCGTGCGCGGCTCTATGAAGGCAAGTGGGTTGGGGCCGAGGGATTGTTTTTTGAGGCATGGGATGAGGACTTGCATACCTGCAACCCGTTCCCGATTCCGGCAGATTGGCCGGTGTGGGGGGCGCTTGATTACGGCTTCGCGCACAACACAGCCTTTGGCTTATTTACCGAGAAGGATGATGTTATTTACCTCATCGCTGAGCATGTCAAGAACAAGATGCTGGTGCCGTACCACTGCCGGGCCATCAGGCGGCAGGTAGAGCGGGCACAGGTTGAGTTTCGGCGTGTGCGGCAGATCGTGGCCGGGCATGACGTGTTTCAGGTCAAAGGCGATCAGGAAGGCAAGACGATTGCTCAGCAGTACGCGGAAGCTAAAGACCCAGAGAATGGCTTGGCTATCGGCTTCGCGCTTGAGATGGCCAATATTGCGCGCGTGCCGGGCGCTCAGGAGTTATTGGCCAGGCTTGGCAATCGAGAGTTAGGTATCAAGCCACGGCTGAAGATATTCAAGACCTGCGCGCGCACGATCAAGACCATGACGCGCGTGACGTGCGATCCACGCGACCCAGAGGACGTGCTGAAGATTGATGCAGATCAGAACGGCGAGGGCGGTGATGATCCTTACGACATGCTGAGGTATGGGGTGATGGTGAGGCGAAAAGCGAGCATAACCACAGGTCGCACCGTCGGCTGGTACTAAACTATGGCACTCAACACACCATGCACCGCGTACAACCGCGCGATCAGGATTTGGGAGCGGATGCGCGACGCCTACGAGGGCGAGCACGCGGTCAAGGCGCGCAGTTATCCATCGCTGCCGTTTAAGGATGTAGCGTGGGGCGGTGCGTGTTACCTTGCGGCCACGTCGGGCATGATCGCTGATGGGATCGCGGGTAATGCTGATCGCGGCTCGCTGGCCTACGAAGCATACAAGATGCGCGCCGTGTTTCCGCATTACGTCTCAGATGCGGTTGAGAAGGCCGTGGGCGTGATGCACAGCAAGAAGGGCACGATTGATCTGCCTGACGTGATGAAGCCCTTGCTTGAGAAGGCTACGCTTGACGGCGAGGATTTGCACGACCTCTTGCGCCGCATCAATGAAGCGCAACTTGTGACTGGCCGCATCGGACTATTGGCTGACTTTACCGACCAGGCGACACGCGAGAATGTCCTGCCGTGGATCGCTACCTACGAGGCCGAAAGCATCATCAATTGGGATAGCGGGCAGCGCGATAACTCGATGCTGCAAAGTTTGAATCTAGTCATCCTAGATGAATCAGGCGAGGAGCGGCAGGAAGATTTTAACTGGAAACAGGTTCAGCAGCATCGCGTGTTAGTGCTAGGTGATCCGCTGGTGAACGAACCCCCAGGCACGAAGGGCGCGACTTATCAGCAGGCACTATTCCGCGAGACAACTAACTTTGACCCAGCGGCACTGATGGAGCCGAACATTCGTGGCCGCAAGCTTGACGAGATACCGTTCGTCTTTATCAACGCCACAGACTTACTACCGAAACCAGCGGTCAAGCCGCCGCTGCTCAAGCTGGCTGATGTGTGCTTCACGATCTACCGAGGCTCGGCAGATCATCGGCTGGGGCTGTTTATGCAAGCGCAGGATACGCTCGTGATTATTGGCGCTGACGAGAAAACGGAAGTCAGGGTCGGGGCAGGAGCGCATCTGAACCTACCTCTTGGCTCTGATGCTAAGTTCATCGGCGTTAATTCGGCGGGTCTGCCTGAGCAACGCACGACGCTCGAAAACGATGTCAGCGAAGCGAAAGAGATCGGCGGGCGCTTGCTCGATGCCGTCTCGCGCTCGAAGGAATCAGGCGAAGCGTTGCACGTTAGGGTTGCGGCGTCTACGGCTACGTTGACACAGATTGCGCTGACGGGTGCGGCTGGCTTGCAGATGGTGCTGCGCAAGATAGCCAAGTGGATCGGGGCAGATCCTAACAAGGTTGTGGTCACGCCGAATCTTGATTTTGATGATGACATTCTGACCGCGAATGAGTACCTCGCCATCCAGAACGCGATCAACGCTGGCCTGCCGTTGAGCAAGAAATCAGTTCACGCACGGCTACGGAAGGATGAGTGGACGGTTGAGGAGTTCGAGGAAGAGATGAAGTTGCGCGATGCCGAGAAAGAACAGGCCATGAAAGAGCAGCAAGCGGCGGCGAAGGCGATGGGGCAGGGGAATGGGCCGGGGGATAACAAGCAACAGGGGGCGGCGTGAAACTAGATGACCTCTCAATCTCCGAGTTGCTCACTTTGCGCGCCTATCTTACTGCGGAGGCGGAAAGCTGGCGGCAGCGTCACCACGAGCGTCCTGATCCATTTTGGATGCAGTGCGCGAAGGCGAGGGCTGGCTATTTCACCAGAGCGGTGGAGCGTGTCCAGGCCGTGATTGATGTGAAGGTGCAGGTGCTGTGCGGGGAGTATCCGGCAGAGCAGCAATGGCAGCAGGGGGCGGCAGTGTGATGGCGCATAAAAGTTTTTACGATGCACTAGTGGCGCAAATCGGGAATCAAAATCCTATCGTTGTACATCCAGACACGTTGGCTTGCATGAAGCAGCAGAATTTGGTGGACATTGTGCCGATGTTTGGTGGTACCAGTATTAACGGATACTATCGTCGTGACGTAAACGAAGAGAAGAGATTTCAAGGCAGGTGTATTATTACTGATTATTCCATATCGGCGTGGTATTCGTGGGCTGATCTCGCGCCGCAGGAACGGCAGCAGGGAGCGTGAGCAGCGAAATGATTTTTGACCATTCAGACGAGAAAGCTTTGCCCGATATTCAGACCGTTGATCTCCACCTAGCGGCGGTGATGACGCTGGCCGATATGGGCCGATGGTTGAATAATCCATCGCTGGCTTATAAGGCTACGCGATATTTATGCAAGCTAGTGCGGGAGATGGAGCGGCGCGGGGCGTTAGGGGAAGGGTGGGGATTTGATGAATCAGAGGCAGTGTGAGTAATTATGGCCACCGAACACTTTGACACCCTAACCGACGTTATATCGTCGTTACTGGCCGAAGCCGACGAAGCTAATACCATCGTGGTTCATCGTCCCTATGATGGCCGCGATGATGAGCATGAAGAGTCAGATGATTGCTGGTGTGTACCGGTCAGGCTACGTGACGGGATGACGATTGAAGATATTGAGGGAGCGATTAAGCCGAGGGCGAATTGAGTAACTAACGTCCGCGCGCCGGTTGCGGGGAGCGAGGTAAAGGGATGAATATTTGGCGAGTTAATTGGATGGCAATTCTGGCGGCTGGTTTGTTCTTTTGGGGAACGTGCGGCTTAGCTATTGAAGGGGGTGTTGGTAATACCCAGAGATGCGGTTACGCGAGCGTGCCTAGAGATTACCTTCTATATCGTAACCAGTATCGCGATAACGGCGCTGGCGGGCACCGTGCTGTATCGCGCCATCTTTAGTGCGAGGGAGTTATAAGCAAGCGGTTAGAATCCCGGAATAGAAAGCTATGAACATCTGGCGAGTTAGCTACAAAGTTGTCTTCGGTAACTACGATGATCGTCATTACCTACACCGCGATATGCCCGATGAGCAGCGTGCTGGTTACGTGCTTACGACTGGCGATTCATTAACCAGCGTGAAAGAAGCAATCGAAACGAGCGCGAATGCAGGCTGTGAGCGAGTTGAATTAGGTGAGTGTACCTATTTAGGTGTTGCGATAAATCCACTTCATGAAGATTGGCCAGGTTATTACTGCACCCTGAACGCAAAGCCGTTGGAGGCTGTTACGACAGAAAAGTAATAGATGGCAGATAGTAAAATT